GTAACCGTAGGCAGGGAAACAAACGGCTTTCTAGGGCTATTCAAGACCCTTAAATGGGATACCCTGCAGGGCTTTGTAATTCTACCGGAGGTTCGCCAGACAGCACTAGCTATTGTTGGCTTTTACTTCGGATCATCTCAAGTTAAATGAATGAGTTTTTTCAAGTCATATCATCCATCACTCCAGTTTTAATTGGAATCATTACATTAATTATAGTGCTAGCTAGAATGCACTACAACCTAGAAGCTCTTACGGAAAAAGTAAAAGTCCTCTTTGATTTTCACAACAAAAGAAAAAAATAATATTATGCCACAAGGAAAAGGAACATACGGAACAAAGCGAGGAAGACCACCAGCCAAGAAGAAAATGAAACGTGGTAAGTGCTAATGGCTAAGATTTGTAAAAAAGGAATAGCTTGGGCACGTAGGACTTTTGATAAGTATCCTAGTGCTTATGCTAACATGGCGGCATCAAAGTATTGCAAGGATCCGAACTATGCCAAGGGCAAGAAAAAGCGAAAGAAATAATGGGTGAGCTTAAAAAGTGGAGACAACAAAACTGGGTTAGGATTGGAATCGATGGATCGATTAAGGGACCTTGCGGAACGTCTAAGAACAAAAAGAATCCCGACCGTTGCCTTCCGATGGCTAAAGCTAAGAGCTTATCAAAATCAGAAAGAGCCGCTACGGCAAGAAAGAAAAAGAAAGCCGGAGCAAAAGGAAAACAATTTGTAAGTAACACCCCCAAAGCAAAAGTAAAACGTGGCAATAAATAAAAGTAAAATGAAATGCAACTCACCTCGCAGAGACGTGCAAGGTGGGAAGAAGTTTGTCGTCAAGGCTTGCCAAGGAGGTAAAGAAAAAGTTGTCAGGTTTGGTGATGCTAACATGACCATAAAGAAAAACCGTCCGGCACGGAAAAAAAGCTACTGTGCAAGAAGCGGAGGGATCAAAGGTAAATCAAATAAGTTGTCGGCTAACTACTGGAGCCGCAAGGCTTGGAACTGCTAAAGGAAATAATTATGGCTGGAAGATTTATAGTACAAATGAAAAAGCAACGGGAAAGAAAAGCCCGTCAGGCTAAGATTAAAGAAGAGAATATGTCTCGTGCAACGGATACACCGAGTGAACGTGTCGATCTTCCTGATGCCGGAACCTTGCCAGAAATGAAAGTAACGGCAAAACCGATTAACTACAGGGACGTTAGAATGGGTCGTGCGACCGCAATGCAATATGCCCGATCTCGTTTTAATCGAAATCAAAAAAATAAATAATGCCCGGAAGGTATAGATCCTACGGTCGTGAGGACGACCAAATGAAAGAAGACCTAGAGATTGGATTCTCTGGGTTTAATAATCGTGTCCGCCCTGACCAATTAAAGCCGGGAGTTTTAGCTGAATCAAAAAATGGTCGCCTTGATTTGAACGGAGAGTGGCAAGTTCGCAAGGGGGTCAATGTTTTAAATGTCCCGTTCGTAACAGGATCAGCAGTATTCCGTTTGCCTACTGCCGCAGAAGAAGGCTCAACAACTATAGGTGATTTGCCTCAAGTAATGGAAGGAGTTTCTATTGCTACTGACGGAATCGTAACAGTTGTTTTAACTAATCATGGATTTTCAGTAGGGGATGAAGTTGTTATTAATGGTGTATTTAGAGCAAGCCTTCCTGACATAAATGGCAGTCATACTATTACAGTTGCCAGTGGTGCTAATAGATTTAAGTTTGATTCAGGAATAACTGGTAGCACGGGAGCATATACATTTCCTCCGGCACAGGGGCTAGTAACTTCGTTTACTTTACCATTTGTCCCGGTTACAGAAGTCCTAAGCACAGCACCTTTATCTTCCCCGGGAGGAGCTTCTATTCCTTCGGAGGCATCAGTTACGGGTGTTCGTGCCGGAACTGATTACAGTAACCCCGAGGTTGATAAAGACGGAGAATACCTTGTAGCATCAACTAATCTGTCGGCACTAGTTTTAAAGTTATCAAATCAAGAAACATTTGAAATGAGGTTTCCTGAAGGTGAAGTTGTTCTTCAAAGGTCGGATATGCTTCAGGCATTTAATCGATTGTTTATTTTTCGTGATAGTCAGATTGCACTTGAAAACAAAAAGTTCTTTGATCCGGTCAGCATTAAGACAATATCTCAAACAGCAAGTACGGTAGTCGATGTTACCACATTTTTAAAGCACGGGTTACTTGACGGAGACATGGTAGAAATACGTGACGTTACCGCAGGAACTATTAATCCCAATGGTCAATTTGAAGTAACGAGTGTAACTGATACAGGATTTACCTACAACGTAGGAACTTCTGGGACTGAGTCATATACAGTTACCGGGGACTCAAAGATTTATCCCACCTTCACTCGAGTGGCAGAAGGAGATTATCAACAACCAATTATAATATCACCGACCAGTGTTGAGATTGCAGATGGTGAAGTGGTAGCAACGTTAACGGCTCCAGAAATAGCTAATCTTAAAATTGGAAATACCATAATCATTGAAGATGGTGGTACCTCTGAACTAGAGGTAGGAGCAGAGCACGTAATTTCTAATGTAGATACTACCGCAAATACTATTTCTTTTTATTCTCAGACAACAAACATAACCAATGCACAGGGTGTAGTACTTGAAAGGCAGGTGTCAATCGGGCTAGGGTTTATGCATATGCCTGCACCTGAGTTTGGTGTGTATCACCAACGTCGATTAATTACACCCTTTCGTTATAATCAGAAAAGCATTAATCCCGGATTGCCAACTGAGTTTACGGACATATATTCTACCGGAGTAAGAGATGAAATAGCCGTTAGTGATATTCTTGACTCAGATACGTATGATCAGGTTTATGCTAAGTTTAGATTTAATGCTGGCACCGCTGACTATACGGTTGGTCTTCATTCTTTTTCTGATGACAAGCTCTTAGTATTTAATCGTAACAGCATTCATTTAGTTATGAATAGCGGTAACCTTTCTACTGCTCAAACTCAGTTGTTGACCAACGAGGTAGGTTGTGTTGCCCGGGATAGTATAATTCAGGTAGGCAACAATGTTTTGTTTTTATCTGACAACGGTGTATACGGGGCAAACTTCCAAGACCTTTATAATCTTCGTGGCAATGAAGTTCCCTTGAGTGAGTCAATTAATAATACGATGCAGTTTATTAACAAAGACTTATGGGATAAAAGTTCCGGGGTTTATTTTGATAATCGTTATTACCTAGCAATTCCCCTTAATGAGGAAACGGTTACGGTTGACGAAGAAGGAAACGTATCAGCAGAAATAACCCGTGCTTCATTTAATAATCGAATCATTATTTATAACTTCCTTAACAAACAGTGGGAATCAGTTGATAATGTCGGAGACAGCAATTTTGAATATAAGAAACTCATTGTAGCCGGTGACGGAGAAAATCGTGGTGTTTATATTCTAAGCACAAATGGGGGCATTCACAGGCTTGATGTATTAGATCAAGGCAATGACCGTGTAATTACTGAGGTTGCAACCGGATCAGAAGACTTAGTTACTACACCAAAAATCGAGGGAGAGATAACAACCCGGATGTTTACTAATCAAACGATTGACCGAAAGAAGTGGAATAACTTTGAGATGCAAGTTCAATCACATATTGACTTAAAGTCAGATTTCTTTATTACTGGTATAACAGAAAATGTTGATGATACAATAGATCTGAAACAATTATCCTCTTACCTTAATAATGAATTACTTCCTGAAGACGAAGATGTTTCTATCCGGGGACGGATTGGAAACAAACGAGCTTACGGATTCCAGTTTAAAATTGACCGGACTACCGGTCGTCCTCGTGTTCGTAGCCTAAAAGTTGCGGCGGCAGAAGCATTTAGATCAATAAGAGAAGCAACATAATGGCAACTATTTTAAATACAACTCAACAATATTCGGCGGCGGATGTCGTCACTCACACTAACTTAAATAACATTATAGGTGGCACAACCTTTGTATCCGGTTCCGGCGGAGCAACGGACGATATAAGCCTAGAGGTAAATTCCGGCGGATCATTACGAATAAAGGATGACGGAGTAACTACTCCTAAGATCCTTGATGCTAATGTAACCAAAGCCAAGTTAGAGGATATATCCGCCCCCCTTAGACTTCTTGGTCGAACCACAGCCGGAGCAGGTGTACCCGAAGAGGTTACGGTTAATGACGATGATGACCTGTCTTCCGCCACAGATATTACTTTAGCTACGGATGAAAGCATTAAGGCTTATATAGATAAGTTAAAACCAAATGTTTCTCAGTTTATAAAAACCGATCCGTTTTATCTGGCTGATGGACTAAGTCAATTTAATGACTTTGGTTTTGAGGTAAGCATTACTCCTAAGTTTGGTAATTCAAATTTAAGATACACCTGCTCTGTTGCAAGTAACAGCAATAATGCTAGTCATAGCAATTTTTACAGATTAATGAAAAAAGTAGGAACGGGGACTTTTCAAGTTGTCAGTGATGCAGTAGGTCCCAGTGCTGGAAACAGACAACAGGTTTCATTTACCGCTAATTATGGCGGTCAGTATAATGCCGCGAGTTATGGAATTGATTTTATAGATACTAGTTCTTTTACGGAAGGAGTAGAAGTTACTTATAAGTTACAAGTATTTACTGTTGCCACTGTCTCAATCTTTATTAATCGAGCACAGACCGACGTCAACGATGTCTTTATTCCTTCTCCAATATCTATTTGTAACGTAGAAGAAATATACAAATAAAATAAAAAATTAACAATTTAAATTATGCCACTAATACAATCAGGTAAAACTTTTAACGATGGCGAGCAGTTAACTGCCGGCAAGTTAAACCAAATGTTTTCGGATGCAAGTCTTAGCACTGCTGGTGTAGACGGAACGTCAATCATTGTTAATGCAAACGATGTGCTTGCGGTAAGAAGTATTAACAGTGCACGTATTGATAGCGGTGCCGTTATTACAGACAAGTTGCCGGACAGCACGGTTACCGCTAGTGGCGGAACACCTGACGGTGTAACTCTTCCTAAACTTCAACACATTGAAACAGGTAAAATACTAGGAAGAACTACGGCACTAGATGGGGTTGTTGAAGATCTGGATATTGTTATAGGTAGCACTGGGGATACTGGTGTGTTCTTTGACAATGATGATATGCTTGACAATAGCGATACCGCTGGAGGTTCCGCTACCCGTGGTGCTACTCAGCAAAGCATTAAGGCTTATGTTGATACTTCTATACCGGGTGCATTTACCCCATCTGTTTATGCTGGAGGGGAAAGTGTAAAACTCCCCAATGGCTTAACTATGAAAACGGGCTTTTTCTCCGATGAAACGGGAGGTAGCGGCAAATTGCTAACTTATTTGACACCATTTGATACCGCTACAATTTCGGTGCAACTTACTCAAGTAGGAACAGCTACCACAGGAACAAGAAATCTTCAAGTAGAAAGCTATGATAAGAGTGGTTTTTCAATGTATGTTAATGCTGGTGCGAATGTATTAGGATCTTTTTGGATGGCACTTGGATACTAATGAACCCCCTCCTTCAATCAGTTCAACTAGCATTGCAAAATGCTGAACAGAAAGAAGCCCTTGATCAAATAGATGAAGCAGTTAAATTTTGTATTAAACATGAGAACGGAAAAGTATTCGATGGCTGGGACAAGGACCTCATCCGTCTTATGGTCGCATACCACTGGGCAAAAAAAACTTTAATAGTTCATAAAAATGAAGACAACACTATTAGGTCAATACTTATGTGGTATCATTGTGACAGGAGTGACGGATGGAATTTTGTTAATAACTGGGAGCCTGACAAAAAAGACGGGGATAGCATATTCATGGCTTTTCTTTTTGCTTACGGCAAGGACTCCCTTAAGGAATTAGTTAAAGATTTTATTAATAAATGTCCGGAAGTTCTTACCAAAAACAAAATAGGATTACGATACAGAAGCGGATTTCCAAAACGAATAATTTACAGCAACAAACTTTTTAAAAAAATAATTAACCAATAAATATTATGGGAGGCAAAGGCGGAGGAACAACAATAAAACAACCACCACCCATCGATCCGGGTAAGGCGATGGGGGAATATCTTTTCGGGACTAGGTTCCGACAGGACTTTGATGGTGTAACAGATCCTCGATTGCAAAATCGGTTAATCGCCGCCGAAAGGCAATTCCGTCCGCAGTATGCCGCACTTGAACTAGCGGACATTAACACGTTTGCTAGAGGATTAAAAGGCGGTAAAGACAGTGCTGAATACAAACGATTAGAAGCCAAGCTAGCAGGGTTGCAAGCCGGCAAGGGTGGTGTTACTAATGAAGAGGCAATGAAAATTGCCCGTGCGGCGGTAGGTGCGGAGCCTCAACAAAGTTATCGTTACTATGTTAAAGGAGGCTCAGGCAGAAATTTTCGCCAAAAAGCTGGATATAGGACGAGAACAAATAAAAACTACAAGGAAGAAAAAGCTGATTACGATGCAGAAGTCAGGCAGATAGCTGAATCTCTAGGAGGAAACCGTGAATCTCAAATAGCTTCTGTAATGGCTGAGATGAAACAGCTTGAGGATATGCCTTCCCAAGGTGGACTCTTTGATTTACTCGAAGAACAGTCAACCCGGGCAGGTGCATTGCAACGTGAGCAACTAGGTTTACAACGTGCTGATGATGTAGCGGCATTGCAGGAGTTCGCACCTCAAGTAGTTGATGCTTACCGTGATGCCGACCCTTATTCAACTAGGTTAGCAGACTTAGCGGCAGATCAAGCTGAGTCAGCATTTGAAAGAGCTTCCGGACCAATGGGCTTTGAGGCTCAACGTCAGGTTGATCAGTCAGTATTAGGCAATCTGGGGGGCACAGCCTTTTCACAGCAAGGTCGTTCGGCTCTTGAAGCCGCCCTTGGACGTGAACAATATCAACAAGGTCGTGAACAGTTTGCGGCAGGTCTAGGACAAGGAGCCTTTGCTCAATCACGGGCAATAGCAGGAGATCTAGGTTCGACTATCTTAGGTCGTTCTTCTGGTGCCATTGGTCTAGGTGGTCAAATGCTACAGCAAGCAGTGGGAAGTGCGGCAGGTCCAATGGGACCTCAGTTGTTTGATCCAAACGTTGGTATTAATATGGCTATGTCTCAGAGATCAGACAACATGAATCTTCTTGGGGCACAAGCTCAGGCTGATGCTTCTCGTAGTGCAGGTCGTAGTTCGATGCTTGGATCTCTTGGTGGTGCGGCTAT